TTCTACCAGAGCAGACTTCAAGAATTATTGTCTACGGAACCTTGGATATGGGGTTATCGACATTAACGTGTCAGATGACCAAGTTGATGACCGTATTGACGAGGCACTACAATTCTTTGCAGAGTATCACTACGATGGGTGTGAAAGGATGTACCTTAAACATCTTATCACAACCGCAGACGTTACACGGGCAAGGTCTAACGAGACACTATCAACTGTAACTGATGTTGATGGTTCAACAACTGCCGTGTGGTACGAAGGTAAGAACTGGATTCCTGTCCCCGATTCAGTACTTGCAGTCATGCAAGTTTTTCCATTTAGTGATACAGGTGGTGGTTCAAGTATGTTCGATCTACGTTATCAGTTACGACTAAATGATTTGTTTGACCTCTCATCTACATCTGTTATTCAGTATCAGATGGCTATGGATAACCTAGACCTACTAGAACATATTCTTGTTGGGGAGACACCACTTCGTTTTAATCAACATCAAAACCGTTTGTATATTGACATGGATTGGGAGAATAAGGTAACTGCTGACGTTGATTATATTATTATTGATTGTTATCGTAAACTTGATCCCGGCACATTCACAGACCTATACAACGACATGTATCTTAAGAGATATGCAACTGCTCTTATTAAGAGACAGTGGGGTGCAAACCTTTCCAAGTTTAGTGGTGTAGAGATGCTGGGTGGTGTCACAATGAATGGTGAGACAATTTATAACCAAGCACAAGAAGAAATCAATAAACTTGAAGAAGAGATGAAACTTGCGTTCGAACTACCAGTTAACTACATGATTGGATAAACATGGCAGTCAATAAAGCATTTCACACAAGCAATCAACATGCACTTACTACAGAAAAAAATCTGTATGCAGATTTGATTGCAGAGGCAATTCAGATTTACGGTCATGATGTTTATTATCTTGACCGCACACTTGTGGCTGAGGACACGTTCCTTGGTGAAGACTCTCTATCCAAGTTCAACACTCAGGCAAAGATTGAGATGTATGTTGAGAACTCTGGTGGTGGGTATGCTGGTGAACGAGAGTTGATGACTCAGTTTGGTTTGCAGAACCTCAGTGAAGTCACCTTCGTTGTCAGTAAGAGCAGATTTAGAGACATCACAAAACAGTTCACGATTGAGAGTGGTACAGATACACTCACAGGTTCTATTCTACTTGAGGATGGAACACTGGACAGTGACGAGGTTGACATTCCATCTTCATACGAGAGTGGGTATCTAATCTCAGAGGCATCTTCTACAGACGCAGATAGACCACAAGAAGGTGATGCAATCTTCCATCCCATTCTTGGTAAACTGTTTGAGATTAACTTCGTTGACCACGATGAGCCATTTCATCAACTCGACAACAACCCCGTATACAAAATGCGTTGTCGCACATTTGATTATGGTTCAGAAGTTCTCGACACAGACATTGCTGCAATTGATGCAATCGAAGATGCAGACTCAATGGATGCACTCACTTATCAGTTCACACTTGAAGATGACAGTGGTGCATTATTACTTGAGAACGCTGCTGATACTGGTGATGCATCATACTTTATCAATGAGGACTATATAGTAGGTGACCAAGTGACAGATAAGGTCAATCAGAATGAACTATTCGATGAATTGGATGACACTATCCTAGACTTCAGCGAATCAAATCCATTCGGTGATGCAGGAGAAGTATCGTAATGTTGGGACAACAATTCTACCATGAAACCATTCGTAAGGTAGTCGTTTCTTTCGGCTCACTTTTCAATGACATTCATCTTGTTCGTAAGGACAACAGTGGAACTATTCAACAGTCTATGAAGGTTCCTCTTGCGTATGGTCCACGGCAGAAGTTCCTTGTCCGTCTGAATGATGATCCATCTTTGTCTAATCAGACCGCTGTAACTCTACCTCGTATTGGGTTTGAGATTACTGGTATGACATATGACCCATCACGCAAACTACAACGTGTGCAGAAGTTCAAGAAGGTGAAGGGTGCAAACTCTGACCAGTTGGACACGCAGTATATGCCTGTCCCATATAATATTGACTTTGAACTCTACATTCTCTCAAAACAGTCAGATGATGCGTTGCAAATTGTAGAACAAATTCTACCATACTTTCAACCTGATTACACAATCACACTAAATGACAACACAGACATGGGTATTAAGAGAGATGTCCCTGTTGTTCTAAACAGTATCGGTTACGAAGACGATTATCAGGGAGACTTTGCAAACCGTAGAGCCATTATCTACACTCTCTCTTTTACTGCTAAGTTCCATCTCTACGGTCCTGTTACCTCTAGTAAGGTTATTAAGACTGTACAGGTTGATCAGTACACAGACCTACCTGATCAATCACCTAAGAGAGAACAGAGATACACGGTTACACCAAACCCAACAAGTGCTGATGCTGATGATGATTTTGGATTTAATGAGACAACCTCATTCTTTGAGGATGCGAAGAATTTTAATCCAGTGACAGGTGAAGATGAGTAAAGAAATTGAAATTGAAAAGGCACTTGGAGTTATTGATAAAGTTGTCCCCCAAGAGGTCGTTGTAGAGAAGAAAGAAGTTGTTGTTCCTTCTCACGGAGATGACATAGACAATGACTACGAGTATCAGAGGCAAAACTTTTATAACCTCGTTGAACGTGGTCAAGATGCGATTGATGGAATACTGGAACTCGCAAGAGAGAGTGAGCACCCAAGAGCATACGAGGTTGCTGGAAATCTTATCAAACAGGTCGCAGACGTTACCGAAAAACTAGGTGATCTTCAAGAAAAGATGAAGAAACTCAAAGAGGTTCCAGATCACGGACCAAAGAACGTGACAAATGCACTCTTTGTTGGTAGCACCGCAGAACTTCAGAAAATGTTAAAGGGTAGAAATGACTGAACAAGTCTATCTAGGAAACCCAAATCTTAAACGGGCTAACGTTGCACAGTCTTGGACGAAAGAAGAACTCCAAGAATACCAGAACTGCATGGAAGACCCCCTGTACTTCATTCAGAACTACGTCAAAATTGTTTCTCTTGACGAGGGACTTGTACCATTTAAGATGTATGATTTCCAAAAGGAGATGGTAGGAACGTTTCATAATAATCGTTTTACTATCTGCAAACTTCCTAGACAGTCGGGTAAGTCTACAACAATTATCTCATACCTTTTGCATTACGTTCTATTCAACGACAGTGTGAACGTTGCAATCCTTGCGAACAAGGCCGCAACTGCTCGTGACCTTCTTGGTCGTTTGCAGTTGGCATACGAACATTTACCTAAATGGTTGCAACAGGGAGTGATGAGTTGGAACAAGGGTTCCTTGGAGTTAGAGAATGGTTCTAAAATTCTTGCAAGTTCCACTTCGGCTAGTGCTGTTCGTGGTGGTTCATATAATATTATTTTCCTTGATGAGTTTGCATACGTTCCTGCTAACGTAGCAGAACAGTTCTTTAGTTCTGTGTATCCTACGATTTCATCTGGTAAGACTACGAAGGTGATGATTGTTTCTACACCACATGGTATGAACATGTTCTACAAGTTGTGGGTGGATGCAGAAGAGGGACGTAATACATATGTTCCTATTGAGGTTCACTGGTCAGAGGTGCCTGGGCGAGACGAGGCATGGAAGGCAGAGACAATCAAGAATACGTCAGAGGCGCAGTTCAACACAGAGTTTGAATGTGAGTTCCTTGGTTCTATTGACACACTTATCTCACCATCCAAACTTCGTGTGATGACTTACAGAGAACCCAAACAGTCTAACGCAGGGTTGGATGTTCACATACCCCCACAACAAGGACACACCTACGTCCTCACCGCAGACGTTTCTAGAGGTACTGCAAACGACTATTCTGCATTCTGTGTGTTTGATGTAACACAGATGCCGTACAAGTTGGTTGCAAAGTTTAGAGATAACGAACTGAAACCTCTTATCTTTCCTGCAAAAATATACGATGTTGCAAGGGCATACAATCAAGCATTCGTATTGATTGAGGTCAATGACATTGGTGAACAGGTCGCAAACGCAATGCAGTTTGACCTAGAGTATGATAACCTAGTTATGGCATCCATGCGTGGACGAGCAGGACAGGTTCTTGGTGGTGGGTTCTCTGGTGGTAGGGC